CCGTGAATTCCTGTGTCACCGGCGACGTCCATTCGACCGCCCGTTCCGTCCAGAAATAGGCGGCCGGCTGGATCTTCATCCCCGCAGGCATGGGAATGAAATTGTCGTATGGGTTGATCAGCGACACGCTGGTGCGCTGCGGCTGAGATACGACGATCTCTTCGACATAGGGCAGCGTGATCACGTCCCCCAGGACGATATCGAGCAGCACATTGTCGATCGCCAGCTGTAGCACGCCACGGTTGACGGCCGCCGACTGTGCAGCGCCAGGGTCGCGGTAGAAGTCATCGACAAAGGTGTCGGTGAAGATCCCGCGCTTCGAGACCGGTGTGCCCGAAAGGCGCACTTCGTTCGAAGACATGGCCCAACGATCGACCTGCTCAGCCACCTTGATCAGCAGCGCATAATAGCGCCGGTGATCGTCCTGGGTGACATTGCGCGTGCCATTGTTGACGATGACCGGAGGGCCCAGCCAGCTGTTATGCACTTCGGCCAGCTTGAGCAGGTTACCCGGCACGGTCGGCGGCAGGGCACCACGACGGGCCGAGACCCCCTTCACGCAAGCCGGACGGCCTGCAATGTCGAGGCAAATGAGATCGATGCGGGGCAGCTTGGAGCTGTAGCCCAGAATGATCGGCTTCCCATTGACCCCACCCTGCACGGTCACTTCGGTGGCCGTGTGCGTAGCGGTGTCCAGCACCGAGACATTGTAGAGATACGTCACGGTATAGGTCGAGGCGCCAACCGGCTCGGCGCCAGCCGGACCCCAGCTGATGCCATTGCCGGCAAGGGCATAGGTCGACGGGTCAAAGGTCGTGCCACCCTGCACGACGCTCTCGATCTCGAAGGCGCCGGCCATGAGCAGCGCGTCGATGCCACCGGGCGAGCCGCCGCGCACCACGGTTTCGACGGCGCGCTTGACCACCACGGCAAAGTTGAGCGCCGCGATCGGGCCGCGGTTGACCGCCACCGTGGTCGAGGTGCCGGTGGCGCCGGTAAAGGTGTGGGTTTCGCCCGAGATCAGTTCAAGCGACGGATCCTCTGTCACCTGCATGGTGAAGGCAGTTTCGCGGATCCGCTTGTAACCCAGAATATTGGCCGTGCCCGCGTTGATCGAAAACACCTGGTCGGCGCCATTGAGGCCGAGGGCGGTGACTTCGCAGCCATCGACGATGTAGTGCCCGTTGAGGTCGAAATCATAGGGCGCGATCTGGGCCATGATCCCCGACAGCGCAGGCGGCGCCACCTGGGTGATGACCGTCCCGTCGAGCAGCCGATAGACCGAATAAAGGTCACCCTCCTGGCCGTCGCCGGAAAAGCCCCAGCTCAATGCGATCTGCTGCCGGGCCGCACCCGGTTCGCCCTCGGCGGCCGAGCCGGGGTGGAGCCCGGTGAGGGTCGGATCCTCGACTTCGGTGACAACGGTACGGATCACCCGGACGCCGATCGTCACCTCGCCGACCATCGGCACGTCGGCGAGATAGGCTTCCTCGATCGGATAGATATCGCCCTCGATATAGATCCGGCCGGGGAACACATGCACGACGCCATTGTCGAAGTCGATATTGACGTCGGCACCCTCGATCCGGTCGCCATCCTTGATGACGCGATCCGAGATCCGCTGGCCGCGCGAGCGCAGAATGGTTTGAACTTCATTCAGCTCGGCGCCTTGGGTGTAATACTGCTCGCCCTCGCGAAAGATCACCCCGGACGTGTTTGGCCGGCTCGGCCCACGGTCATAAGCCGCAGGCACGCCGGGAACTTCAAAAGCCATGTCGTATGTCCCTAGAACCGCAAAAGCACTTTGACGCGCTCGCGAATGGTTTCGCCAAAGGCGATATCGATCGGCGAGACGGCCACCGGTTCGGTGCCGCCAGAGATTTCACCGGGCGCCAGCCACAGCAGGCCAGGCGCAGCCGGATCGCTGGGCACGGCGTCGAACACCAGTCCAAACGAGTGGGCGACACTGCCGTCGCCGTCACCAAAGCCGGTCTGGCATTCGGCATAGATCCGAATGTCGGCACTGGGCACCGGCGCATAGTCGGCGCCGCCGACCCGGTAGGGGCCGCCTGTCTCCGGCGCGACCACCCAGCTCGCGCGGGCACGCCGATATCCGATCACGTCGCCCCCTTCGTCGAAGAAAGCGAACCAGATCGGCCGGCCGATCGCGCCCGATGCCATGGCTTCGGATCGGGCGCGCACAGCACTCGATTCCCAGCTGGCCTCGGTACTGTCCCAACTGAAGTCGCCCCAGCCTAGATCCTCATCGGCGACCGGCTCCAACCAAACCCCCAGTTCGACCAGGTCGGCCTCAGCCAGGGTATGGTCGAACTCATAGCTCCGGCCGAAAGACCAGAGCGGCCCGCCCTCTTCGAGGCGCCGACCGGAAAACTCGCCATAATGCGCTTCGCCCCAATGGCTTTCGGAAAGGGTCAGCGGCCGTATGTCGAGACCGTGATAGCCCCGCCAGAACACCGAGCGCCTGGGCACCGAAAGCTTGGCCACGCCGGCGATCCGTTCGAGATCCGCGCGCGCGTCTCGGACGCGATCGAGGTGAAGCTGGAACAGGTTCCAATACCGCCGCAGCGAGCTGGCCTCATCGACAATGCCTTCATAGCCCAGCCAGGCCAGGGCAAGGTCAATGGCGGCTGGCGTCCCCCGGACACGCTGCCAGTCGATCCCTTCCGCGATCAGCTCATAGAGATTGGGCACGTAAGGCGTCAGCTCGCCCAGCCCATACTCATAGATGAGGAAGGGCAGGAACGATGGCGGCGGCGCCAAGAGCTTGGTGCCGCGAATGGCAACAATGGCCGGCGACACCGATTGGTTGGTGTCGAGCGCCTCGGCCAGGGCGCGTTCCCAATCCGTGGCATTGCCCGGCAGCAAATCGCTCAACATCAGAATGCTCTGCCAATCGTGTTGAGGGTGACCGCCCCAAGCGCGGCCGCCTGGTTGAATGGCACAATGACGTCAGCGGCCGGCGCGAGGATCTCCACGCGCTGCACCCCGTCGATCATCAGGTTGGCGATCAGCCAGGATCTTGTGACGTCACGGCCGAGCCCCATCTGGGCAGCCCAGGCTGCGCTCAGTTTTGCTGTCATCTGATCGACGATTGCTGCAGACGTTTCCGGCAGCAGCCAGACATTGGCCGTCACCGGCATGGCAACGCGCGAGGCGGCCGCGACGACGATCCGATCATTGACCATGCGCACGGCCGGAGCCTGCAGGGCGGCATCCACCTTTGCCAGCAGCGCCACGTCAGCAACGCCGGCATTGTCGGTGGAGAACACCGCCACATGCACGGTCGGATCCCGTCCGACGGTATAGACCGCAGCATCGGCAACCCGCGCGTCGGCGCCGAGGGCCACCGAGCGATAGCGCGGCTCGGTGCCGCCCGTCGATCGACCGCGGATCGCCAGCACCACGCGCACGCGCAAAGCGGCATCGGTTTCGCCGGTCAGGCGTGTCACATCATAGAACTGCGCCAGGTGGTCGAGATCGCTGCCATTGGCGAAGGCCAGGAGGTTTGCCCGAATGGCCTCATTGATCCGCTGGCGCAGCAGGAGGTCGCTATAGCTGGCCGTCTGCAGCAGGATCTGCGCCGGATCGGTTTCCAGATCCTCGACGTCATAGTCGATCCCTGCGGCCGCAAAGATTGCCACCAGCTGTGCGCGGAAGGCGGCATAGCGATCTTCATAGCTGATCTGCTCGATGATGACCGGCAGCGGCAGGTTCGCAAGTTCGGCGGGCAGTTCGGCCATCGAGGCACCCCTAGTTGATCGTGACGCGCTCCCCCAGGCGAATGGTGAAGCTGCGCGTGCTTGCTACGGAAAGGTCGCCGGCAAGCGCGCGAGGGCGCCAGTCGACCAGAACTTGAATGCCCGCATTGCCCAGCCGCAGCTCTGCAGGCGTGGCCGAGATCAGGACAGCGCGCACGCGAAAGCGCGGCTCCCAAAGATCAATGCCGACGGCGATCAGCGTTTTCCACGCTGCAAACAGGGCCGGGGTCGTGGCCCGGCCTAGCAGCTCGGCGAGACCGGCACCGAAGTGGCGCCGCATGACGCGCTCGCCGATCCGCGTGGTGAAGATCACCTCGACCGATTGCAGGGCCGAGCTGTAGCCGTCGACCATTTTGCCGGTATGCCGGTCAACGCCGCTCATTTGGCGGCCTTGGTTCGGGGCGGCTTGCGGGCTGGCGCCGGCGTCAGGCGGCCGTGGCCGAGATCATATAGCGCCTCGGCCTCGGTGAGCGCTACGCGCCGATTGCTGGGCACCGGGGCGCCATTGATCTGGGTGACGCCGGGCGCCACCACATAGAGCTTTTTCATGGCTTGCTCTCCTAGACTGCAAAAACCACGTCGGATCCTTCGACGATCGGCCAGAGGCCCGCCGATGAACCGGAACCGACATTCACTTTGTCGCCGATCCGGGCGACCTTCTTGCCGCCTTCGCCGCCCAGCTCGATCTTGGGGGCGTTCACCAGGACATTGGTCGTGGCATCGATCGTCACGTCGCCACCCTTGCCGATGGTGATCGTCACCCCGCCGAACTGCAGCTTGTTTTCGTCAAGGCTCTGGCTGGGCGGCGGATTGGCATCCGAGAAACCGCCACGCAGCAGAACGCCGCGACGGGGATCGCCACCGGGATTGATGAGCCCGACAATCTGCCCCTCGCTCAATGGCGCCCAGGTCGAGGTCGCGCCGCCAGATTCCGGATGCGGATAGAAGGGCGAGAGATAGGGCTGCCCATCTGGCCCGTCACCGAGCTTGATGCGAAAGCCTTTCTCCGGATCCACGATGGCCACCGGCCCAACCCGGAGCGCCCGGCCGAAGAGGCTCTTGAGCTGCTCAATATCGGCCCGCTGCGCGATGATTTCCGAGATCATGATGGCTCAACCTCGACGGTGACGGTTTCGATCGTCGGCACTTCGCCGCTCTCGCCTGTCGCCAGGGGGCGGCCGCCGAGCGCTACGGACTGGCCGTCGGTCAGGCCAAGCTCGCGCTGCACCAGCTGCCAGTCGACGGCAGTGCCCGCCAGGGCGGCCTCGAAGGCCAGCTTGATCTTGGCCAGCCGCGCATCAGCGCTATCGGCCAGGGCCGTCAGAAACCGTGCATAGATGCTGCCAGTCAAATCCGCGCCACGAACCGGATCGGCAAGCAGGCCGGCCGTGATCCGGACTTCCTGTGCCGCCACGCGCGTGCCGTTTTGTTTCTGGCCGATGCGCGAGCGCTCGATGCCGGAGACGTCGCCCATCAGCTCGCGTGCCAGGTCGGCCCAGAGACTGTCTGGCGCGACCAGGGCATCGGCAACCTGCCGCATCATCAGATCGAGCGACAGCTCCATATTGGCGTCTGTGTCTGGCAGTCCGACGCCGATGATTGAGGTCACCCCGGTTTCAGGATCCTGTTCGAGCATGGCGGCCGAGATACCGGCTTCGATTACTAGCTCAACCGTTGGATCGTCGCCAAATAGCGACAGGAATCCATTGCCCGCACCGACCCGCCCGCCATCGGTATAGACCGAGATGAAGGGTCGATCCTGATCTGTTCGCAGGGCGCCGTCGGCATCGAGGTCGAGGGCCGTGAACTGGCTGTCCAGCACATTGTCACCGGCGAGGGTGGCGCCGCGAAGGGCTTCCTGCACGGCAACGCGCAGCGCGATGCGTGTCAGCATGTTGGCCTCGCTTCGAACGTTGAACTAGGGCGCGGGTCTCGCCTTGGTGGATAGCGAGATCTGCGCGACGATCTGACCGGCGCCATTGGCGTCGACCGTGCCGATTTCGAACCAGGGCTGGCCGTCGCGGGCATCTGCCCGCACCTTGTCACCCTGTTTCAAAATGCCGTTGAAACTGGCCTTCTGAATGATCAGCAGGCCGGTGCCGCCCACCAAGTGCGTGGTGAAAGACGAATTGCTGCGCGACGGCACCACGTCACTTTCACCGGGCAGATGGAGCTGCGCCCGAAGATCCAGCATGGGCCGGCCGGGATCCTCAAGGCCGCCCTTGAGAAAGGAAAGGCGAACCGGCTCCCCGAACAGTCGGTCGGCCGTCCGGGTCGCCATCGCTGTCAGGTTCTGCCAGTTCGCCATGGCGGTTAGTTCGACAGGCGAACGGTGCCGACCGTGTCAGCGGTCAGGGCGGCTTCAACCGCGTGGCCAATCGCCTTATTGGCGCCGGTATTGTCGTCGGTCGTGCAGACAGAATTGCCGGCATCCCAATAGAGCTTGGCACCGACGGTCCAGGCCTGCCCAGTCGCCTTGGGCAACTGGAACACGCCGACCAGGTGCAGCACGACCGGCTCACTGGCAGCGGCGTCATGACCGGCCACGCCGCCGATGTCGCCGGCAAAATAGACACTGCCCGACGTCTTGGCGCCGGCAGTGGTAACGGTGACGGTCGCACCGCTCGAAAGGAAGTTCTTCATTCTGATCCCCTTGGATCTGTGATGTTGGGAAAGCCCGATCGGCCGCGCTCAACAAAGGCGCGGCCGACAGTCAGGAGCTAGGCCGCGTTACAGGCCGGCGTTCTTCCAGGCGAAGCGGGAATCGACGGCGCCACAACCGAAGTCGTGCTCGACCGACATGCCGAAGCCCTGGGTGCCGAACGGCTCTTCCATTCGCACGCGCGGCGCCTCGTAGCCTTCGAGGTAACCCCAACGCCAGTTGCTGCCCATCTCAGGTGCGCCGATCAGATGCCAAGCATTACCCTCGATCTGGCTGGTTTCGATCGGCTGAAGCTTGCCCGAGAACGGGTTCACAGCGCTTGCCGTCGCCGGCGTGATCGTCGCCAGCAGCTTCTCAGCTTCGGTCGATTTGTCGGGGCCGGTCAGCAGGAAGCGCGGGCTGTTGGAAAGCAGCGGATTGCCATCCTTGGACTTCTGCTTGCCCATGGCCGCCCGGCCCTTGCCGATGTTGTCGACGTCGATGACGCTCGCCGTGCCGATGTTATTGTGATCGGCATGGAACACCGTCTTGCCGTCGGCCAGCTTCGCGTTGAAGGCCAGCGAGTAGAAGGTGATTTCCTCGAACAGGGCCACCGTCGCACCATAGCTCGACAGCAGATCAGCGATCGCCCCCAGGTCATCATTGATCAGCATCTGTCGGGTGATCTGGATCCGCCGCGCATAGCTGAAGGCCTGGGTGGTTTCCTTGCCTTCCCCGAAGGTGCCGGCCTTGATCTCGCCGGTCTCCAGCACCTTCTGCAGCATCGGGAAGTCGCCGACGCTCACCGAAGTGTGCGGCCGGAAATCGCGATAGTTGCGCTGCCGGGTGAACGGCTTGAAGGTCGGCTGCGCCAGGGCATAGCGGCCTTCGAGGGTGCGGTTGAGGGCGTTTTCGAAGATCGCCGGGAAATCCGAAGTCGAGTGCGAAGCACGGGTCATGATTTCGTCGATCTGGCGGGCGTTGAGAATGCGGCCGCCGCGATAGTTGATGCTCTCGGCGGCGAGGTCGATCACGCCGCGCCCCATGAACTGGCGGGCAGCTTCGGACGGCCCGGCTTCCGGAACGCGGACGCCCAGGCCATAGGAGAGCGCCTCGGTCATGGCCGCGCGGGTGGTCTCGGTGGCGTCAGTGCCAACCTGCACGCGGGTGTTGCCGTTGACCGGCGCCTGGGTGCCGACCAGTTGGTCGAACAACTGGGCGCGGAAAGCATCGACGGTGACGTTGCCCGCAATGGCTGCGCGGACCAGATCATTACGCCCTGCGCGTTCGGCCATATCCATGATCGCGGTGACGCGAGTGGTTTCGGCGGCACGGGTGGCCTCGGCGTCGACCGGAGCCTGACGGCCTTCGCCACTGTCGTCATCAGTCTCGCCGGCAGCTTCACGCTGTTTGATTTCCATCGACAGCGCACGGATCTGGCCGAGCAGGCCTTCGTGCTCTTCTTCGATGGACCGGACCTTTTCAGCGTCCATGCCGTCGGTGATTTCCTTGATCTTGGCCGATGCCTGCGACGTGAGAGTATCGCGCTCAGCCCGCAACTGCTTGAGGGTCTTCATCCTGTTTCCTCATGAGAGTGCCTTGCCTAAGGGCGCGAAAAGGCATCCGCCTGACAGGCGGCAGCGGCAGGCGGAACTGCCCGACTGACCGTAAAGGGAGGTGCGCTAGGCCAGTTGGGCCTGACGCATGCGCATGCGGGCGGCAGCGACCGCAGCAGCAGAATTGTCCAGCTCGACGTCGAAGAGCTGCTTAGGATCATCGGCCCGCACGCCCGAGGCGTGATCGGCGGGCACGGTGACGAAAGAGATCTCGGTGGGGGTCCAACGCTGGGCAATGACCTTCTGCACCTCGCCGCGCTTTTCCGGCTCGATGATCTTGATCTTCTGTAGCGTGTAGCCGGCCGAAACATTACGCACGATGCCGTCGGCGATCAGGCCGAACAGCCGGTCGGCATCCTGATCGATGCCGGCAGCGGGAAAGCGCAGCAGGGCGCGCGCTTCGGTGCCATCGATCCAAGCCTTGTCGACCACGCCACGCTGGCTGCTGGTCGAATAGCGTGCATGGCTGTCGAGAACCGGAGCGCCGGCATTGAGCCGGGTGAAGTCGATCGCCGACTTGCTGATGGTCAGGATCTCGTCAAAGTCGATCACCCTTTCCCAGCCTTCATAGCGGCGGCGGCGAACCGGGGTTTCGGTGGCAAAGACCACTTCGACCGTCCGCTTGTCCGGGTCGACCTGGTTGGTGCTGGCAAAGGCGCGCACCTGCATGGGAAGAGACGACAGGGTCATTCCTCTTTTTCCTTCGGTTTATCGGACGGCGCCGAGGGCGGCTTCTGGAGCTGCCCGGCCTGCGACATGGTCCGTGGGTCGACGTCCAGCACGAGCCCGAGCTTGTCGAACCGATTGTTGTCGTCGGCGAGCTGCTGGGCCGTTGCTTCCGGATCCTCGCCCCGTTCGGCGACAGCCGCCGACCAGGACTTGAAGCCGGCGCGCACCTCGGCCTTCTGGGCATTGAGGTCGCGCATCGGATCGGCCGAATAGAACCGGGGCGGAACCCAGTCGTATTCGACATTTGTGCTGTCGATGGCGCCGGCGAGCCAGGCCGCATCGAGAAACCAGCCGATCATCGGTTCGCACAGCATCGGAATGATCGACAGCCATTGCAGCTGCGAGATCTCGCGCTTGAAAACTTCGATCCCCACCTTGCTGGACGAATAGTTTACCTGGTCGAGGCGCCCGGTCAGAATGAAGTGCGGCATGCGAAAGCCAGCGGCGATCGCGTGCTCTTCCGATTCCACATAGCTCGGATAGTCACCGGTCGCGGCCGGCTGCGTAAACTTGACGTCACGGCCACCGACAGCGTTGTAGAACATGCCGGGCGCGAACTTCTCGACCCGCTGGCCGTGAACGTCATAAATCCCCGGTGCTTGCCCGGCTGCTGGCAGAATCCCAATCGCGTCATCGGCTTCGCCACCGGTCATGATGCCGACCAGACAGGCCTCCAGCCGCTTTCGCATCCGCTCGGCGACCTTGTACTCTTCGAGGTCGTGCAGGTTTGCAATCGCCGGCGCACCCCAAGGAACGCCGCGCACCTGGGTGCGCTGCTTTTCGAACACATGGGCGATCTCGCTGGCCGGCACGGCCGTTGAGAGCAGGGCGCCCATGCCACCAAGCAGCTTGCTGCCGGGATGTTCCTTGAACAGCCAATACGCTCTTGGCCGGCCGTTCTCGATCTCGATCCCTTGGATCGCGTTCTGGCCCGCGCCTCCGAAACTGGCATCCTTGCGGCTGTCGATCTGGTCAGCTTCGAGCACCTGCAGCTGCAGGGGCACTTCGGCCGACCCCATGGGCAGCCATTCCCGGCGCACCAGGCCTTCGCCGCCCTCGATCATTTCGCGGACGGCGAGGGCCTGCACCCCGTAGAAGTTGACCCGCTTGGCCCAACGGTCGAACACCGCCTTGACCTTTGGATCCTTGAACACCGGCACGATGCCGTCACCGATGGCATGGGTGACCATCAGGGCGACGGCATTGGCCGCCAGCGGATTGTTGCGCACAAGGTCGCGCATGCGGTCGCGCAGCAGCTGGCCGGCCGCAGCAATCTCGGTGTCGGCCGAAGTGGCGCGGGTCTGCCATCCACCCCGGAACCGGCCACGATCGGCGCCGGAATAGCCGCGCTGCAGCTCGGCCATCATGGCGCGGCGGGCGACACGCTTCACCGCCGTCGCCGGCGAGAGATAGCCAATCGCCCGGTCGAGCAGGTTGAGCTTGAAATCCATCAGAACCCCGCAAGGATTGTGCGCGGCGCCTTGCTCTGCCGCGCCTTGAGGTTGGCGAGAGCAGTCTGCATGGCATCGAGCGACTGATATTCGATCTCGGTGCGCACCCCGTTGGATTGGGTCACCACGCGGCGCACGCCGCTGCCGATCGCTTCCTCAAGGGCAGCGATCTGTTCGTCGATCGTCATGGTCTTGCTTCCCTAGATCCAGTCGCTCTTGGCGATCGCTGGCTTGACGGTGGGCGCCTCGACGGCCTTTGGCTCGAACGGGCCATTGCTGCTGTCGAAGAGATCGGGCGTTTGCGGTTGACCGTGAACGGCCAGCAGCAGTTCGGCCCACAGCTGCTCATTGAGCCGCATGCGGGCCTGCAGGTGCCAGGCGAGCGCCTTGGCGTACACGGCGACGTCGAGCCAGTCGTTTTGCCGCCCGACGATCTTTTTCCACTCGCGCGGCTTGTGCGGGTTGATCAGATGGCGCGCCCGGCGCGACACCGAATTGCGCGCCTCTTCATCCGGATCGACCAGCCGTTCGGCCGTCAGTTCCTTGATGAAGTTTTCGTCGGCCAGTTCCGGCGACAGGTGCAACGTGTTGCGTGGCCACTGACCGGTGGCGCTCGGGCCAGCCACCAGATTGGCGAGACCAGCCATCACCGCCGACTTAATGTCGTGGCCATAGACCGGATAGACCAGGGCCTTGGCGATAGCGCGGCCGCGTTGATCCTTGACCGTCTGCTTGGTCGGGCTGCCGAGCCAGGCAGCACCGGCCTTACGTGGACGGCCGTCAAGGGCGAACACGTTCGGGCGTGCCCGCGTGAACAGATAAACGCGGTTTGTCGCATAGCCGGAGTCGACGCCCGAGAGGTCAATTCCTCGCTCGCCACTGCCGGCGCGATAGGTCCGCCCGAGCGCATCGGCCAAGGCGATCCACGGCTCATCGGTCTGGTCTGGCGACCCTTCGAACACTTCCCGGTCGAGCAGATACATCTGCTCACGCGGGCCGATCCCCCAGGCCGCCCACTTGATGCCGTAGCTCTGCACGTCGGCGGTCGACACGATCAGACCGGCATCGGGTGGCACCGACCCGCGAACATGTTGGATCGACCGCGCCGCCTGGGCGATCTTCTCCCAGTCGACGGCCTCGCCGCCCGGATCGTATGGCTGCGCCAGATCCTGCTGCGAAAACGTGCGCAGCTTGGTTGTGTCGCCCTGCGCCTTTTCCCAGCGATCCCAGATCTCGGCCCAGCGCTCGCGCGGCGCATAGGCCGCCCAGAGATGATAGCTCGGCTGCCAATCGCGGCAGCGGCCCTCGCAAGGGTCACACCGCCATTTGTCGAGGTCAGCTGGCTTGATGACCGTCGGCACCTTTTCGTCGGCGTCGTCGGCCACGCGCAGCGGGATCCAGACGCCCTCGGCGAGCATGTCTGGCTTGTGACCGTCCAGCAGTACGCCATCACAGCTCATGCACCGCATGTGCACGGGAAGGCCGAGCGCCTCATCGGCGGGTCGCATCTGGTCGAAGCGCAACGGGTGGTAGTCGCCGCAACGCGGGCATGGCACGAAATATTCGCGCTGATCGCCCGCCTCGTAATCCTCGGTGATCGCGCACTCGCCGACTTCGCCGGGCGTCGAACCTTCCCATTCCTTGGCGAGGTCACCGTACATTTTCTGTCGGGCTCGCGCCTGGTCGCGCGGGCTGCCGCGACCATCGACGTCGCGCGGATAGCCCGTCACTTCGTCCATGGCCAGGTTCTTGATCGAGACCATCTGCAGGCCCTTGGAAGAGCCGGCATTGACGATCTGGCAGAAGCCGCCGCCGAAGCGCTTGAACGCCGTTGTCGATCCCTGTTCGTCGCGACTGCTCACCGGCCGCACCTTGTGGGCGATGCGCGGCGAGGCCTCGATCGTCGGCTGCAGCTTGACCCGGTTGAACTTGGTCGCCTCTTCGAGCGTCGGCAGCACGATCATCATCGAGCCGGGTGCCTGGTCGACCGTGTAGCAGAACCAGTTCTCGATCGCGGTCGACTTGCCAAGCTGGGCGGCCCAGCGGGCCGTGACACGCCGTGCGGGGTGATCGGGGTGCAGGCAATCCTGTGGTTCGCGCAGATAGGGCGTCCGACTGATGCGGAAGTCACCGGCCCAGGGCGAACCCGATTCCGGCGAAACCTTGCGGTGTCGCTCGGCATATTCGGTGATCGTCAGGTTCTCGATCGGCTTGCTGGCCTTCGCCAGGGCAGCAAACAGCACCTGCTCGCCGCGTGGCATGGCAGGGAACTGCTCGCGCAGCGAAAAGTGCAAGCTCATTGGAGAACCGACAATTCTTCCTGGTACGGCTCGCCGGCATCATCGGCGCGCTGCATGGCGTCGATCCGTTCGAGCATTTCACGGTGAAAGACCTCCAGCCCGGTCTGGGCGAAAGTCTTGAGTGCCAGGCGAACCTTGCGTTCATCCCAGCCATGCTTGAGCGCCAGCGTTGTCGCCTCGCCCTCGACAGCACGTTCGAAGGCGCCGCGCATGCGCACGATGGCAGTCTGGGCCGCGTCCGCAACTTCGCGCACGCTGGTGATCTGGCGCAGCTCGCGCGCAAGCTCCAGCTCGCGCAGCGCCGCCGCTGCCTCTTTGTCACGCGCCGCCGCACTGATTTGCGTCGGCAGACGCGGCCCAGCATCCGGCGCCACAGTCGGCGGCTCGGGAGAGCGACGCGACTGCTGCAGCCGGATATTCTCGGCCCGGTGCTGGGCCAAGGTTCCGAATTCGATCAGGTTCGACTTTCCCTCGCGCCGGGTGGGTAGCGCCTCGGCGTGCTGGCCGACATAGCGCGACAGGGTCGAGCGATCGACCACGTCCCCAGCCGCGCTCAAGCGCTTGGCCGCATCCGTGATGGAGATCCATTCTTCCGACATGTGTCGCCTTCCGTGCAGCCACACGTGCAAACACGTGTGATGCGTGTATCGCTTGCAAAGCCGCGCACTAGAAAAATCCCGCAAGTCCGCCGACCCGCGCGAACGCAGAGGCCGGGAAGGACCCAACCGAGGGGGTGGGTGTCAGAGGCCGAAGCGCCTGATCAGCATGGCCTCGACCCGCTTGCGCAGGAGTGGCGCGGCCGTGCGCTCGAACGCTGCCTTGGTGGCGCCGACGGTCATCTCATGCGGGATGCGCACCTGCGACCGCACCTGGGTGAGCCGCCTGCCCGCGCTATCCAGCCGCTGCATGACATGCCCGCCGAACTTCGGCACGGCCACCCTACGGGGCCATTGGCCGCCGCGCATGAACGCCCCAGCGAAGATCTTGGGCTGTCCGAATGGCTTGGCCACCACGCCCTGCCGCGTCTCGCGCGGCGCCAGGTACTTGAGGCGGATGAAGCCGCCCCGCGTGGTCATCTCGTACGACAGCCGGCCATTGGCCCGCGCCGTGGCAGGATTGCCGACAGCCGCGACGATGGTCTTGCGCGGCAGACCAGTCTGCCGGGTCAGGTTGCGGATGACTTGCGTCTTGGCCCGATTACCCACCTGGTTGACGATGCGCGGCAGGATCTTCGGGTTTTCCCGGTTCACCTTGTCCAGCACCTCGGCATAGTGGCGCAGGTAATCGTCAGCCCAGCGGATCGATACGCCCGTCATGGTGCCCCCGAAATGGTTCCGCCCGGAACCGTTTTGCCGACACCTTGGTCAGCCGCGAAAAGGCAACAAAAAAGGCGGGCCGCTGTGCGACTCGCCTCTGAACCCTTTTCGTTGTGGTGAAGCTACGTCAAATTTTCTCTCCACGTCAACCAGCCTCCAGATGCGCCCCCACAGGATCAAGCCAGGGCTCTGGCGATGCGGCCGGCCAGCGGGCGCGGAATGACTTCAGCTCGCGGTTGACGAGGATCACCAGCTCACAGAGCGACACATACCAGAGCCGATAGACGGCGCGGCTT